CAAAGACGACTTCGCCGCGATCGCTGACTGACCACGCAAGCGAGGTGGCCAGCCAATTCAGATCAGCGTTGAGATAAGCCCCGATCACCCACACCACGGCGAGGTAGATCGAGAAGCAGAGCGCGAGGGCGTAGCGGAATTTCATCAAGCCACCCTCCCCAATCCCGCGACATGCGCGGCACCGATGGCAGCGGAGCCCCGGAGCAACACCGGCTCACGGCAGGGCAGGTAAGGGGTCGGAGCGATGCCCGCGATCCAATCGCGCTTGCGCTGGTCGATGGCGCAGGACTGAGCCCAGGCCGGGAGCGCCGCCCACTCTTCGGGTGTGTATCGGCCAAAGGCCCGGCGGTGGGCGCGGTCGATGGCGGTTTCGGTGGTGGTCGGCAAGTCAGCCTCCGTATGTTCTCGGAGGCAATTTACGGAACGGGTAAACGAAAGTCAAAGATTATTTTACCGTTTCGGTAAATGTATCGGGGATACAGGTTCCCGCGCAGTAACGGCGTAAGGATTCCAGATGGTTAAAAGAACGTTAAGGTCTTGTAGATGAGCGATCGACGGGAGCGCGCGGCAAAGCTCCGTCCCTGCTAGTCGATGTCGGTGATGACCTTGATGACCTTGCCCACCACGTCAACCGGGCCAGCCGGATAGATGGTCTCGTGCCCCTCCTCATAGGAGTGCGGCTCGAAGCGTGTCGGGTTGGCACGGTACCGTTTGAAGGTGGCTTCGCCGTCGCTTTTGATGACGTAGCACTTGCCGGAAATTAATTGTTTATCCGAATAATCCACGATGATCGTACTGCCCTCTGGGGCGATGCGGTTCATACTGCCGCCCTGAACTGTGAGTGCAATAAGCGTGGTTTTATCGTGGGTAATGAGCACTTCCCTGTCGTGCGCGCCCGGCGGATATGGGTCTGTGATTTCTGCGTAGCGACCAGCCTGCACCCAGGAAATTACCGGCACGTTAACACTCGGCTTTGATGGCGCTCCCACGTTGGAAGTGCCGCGACCGCCGATCATGTCGAGCAAATGGCTCTCCGGCCACTCAAGATAGCGGGCCATCGGTTCAACTTCTGTTGAATGTATCCGTCGAGTTCCGTTTATGATCTGCGTGATGCGTGACGGTGCGATGCCGAGCGCGTCCGCGAGCCCGACCTTATTCTTGTTCTTATTCTGATCGCGCAGCTCCTTGAGCCGCGTGTCCAGCCATTTGCGCATTTCAGGCGTATGCCCGAACCGCTGGCCGCCCGCATTTACTGACATGGTAATTTTTGCTTGCCTGCTATTTACTGTTCCGGTAAATAGGGGCCATGGAAGCAAGTGTCGCAGAGCGCGTCGTCGCGGCATTCGGTGGACTCACGAAAATGTCGAGGGCCACCGGGATACCGATCACGACCATCCAAGGCTGGTCTGACCGAGGAAGCATTCCCCGCTGGCGTCGGGCCTCGATCATTGCCGTAGCGCTGCGTGACAACGTGAAGCTTCCCCGTGAGTTTATCGAGGCGGAGGCAGCCTAATGAGCGCCCCTCGCACTCCTCGCATCGCGTCGCCCGCCACTCTCACCCCCATCCCCGGCGGAAACACGGGAGGCCGTTGTCCCGCAACGACTCGCGGCCTCCCGTTCCCCTTTCAATCGCTCCACGATCTGCGCGGTCATGCTCCCCAGCCGCCGCGCCGGTCGGTAGTCGTTCGCTCGCCACTTCACGCACATCACGTCAAAGCCTCGCTCCGTTGCGCAGAGAAAAAAGCGCATGGAGCGATGCAATGTCTTTCGGTAGCGGCGCGTCCAAATCGGGAACATCACACCGAAGAGTTCCGGGCATGGGCCTAGCACTCGCAGTCGAACAAGAGCTGATCGAAACGCTTCCGGCCGTGGTGCAGCGCATCCGCGAGCCCGCGAAGGTGATCGCGTTCAAACTCGGCAAGACGCCGCGCTGCGTCGAAGGCGCACGGCAGGGCGAGCATCTAACATCGCTGCCAGTGGCTATCGCGCTGGCGCGGCTTTACCCCGAGTTCCGCGAATACCTCACACGCCTCATGGAGGCCGAGACTGGCGAGAGCGGCGAAGACCCCGCGTTTCTGATGAGTGAGATCAACCGTCTCGCCGCGAAGCTGGCAGGGGTGCGCGGGTCATGATTCCTTCGGCATTTTTTAAAAAACTCTGCGCTGTGAGCAAAAAGCGTCCTAGCGCTCAGCTTGCTCAGTTCTCGCTCATGAAAGGGGCACGATGACGGCGAACCCGTTTAACGCCCCTCATGAGGTTTTCGACGCGATCCAGCGCGGCGTTGTCGTTGGCCCGCTCTACAAGGCGGCCAAGAAGCTCGGTCCCACTCGCGTTCAGTGGATTGGTGATGCTGGCCGGCGCGCGTCGGGGAAGCCGTTGACCTTCTGCAACTGGTCGCTTGATGGCAAGCCAGTTAGGGCGCGTGACATCCTGATAGCGGCCCGCGTTCGCCGTGGCGAATCACTTGAGCCACCAAGGACCGCACCGCTCACGGTCGAGATTAAGGCGGACACTCTCACCAGAGTTATGAGCGCTGTCGCGAGCGCTGGAGCGGACGGGCTAACGACGAAGCAGCTCAGTGTGCGTCTCTCTCTTACGCAAACCTACGTCGGCGTGGTCCTGCGGATGCTTCGCGCGCGCAATCTTGTTGGCACGCGCGACGGTCTGCCGGTTTGTAGTGGCCGCACAACCCACTGGGTGGCGCTATGAACGGATTTCCTTTCCACGCGAGCGAATCTGATTCGCCCGCCTCCATCATCACCCGCACCTCAGTCCACACCACGGCGCAGAGGGATGACGGGCGCGATCTTAAGGGGAGGCGGGGGTGATCCGAATCCCGAAGCTCCGCAAACACAGCAAGCGCGACACCGGCCGTGGGCCAATCCGCTGCCCTGCGCACCTTCAATTCATCCGTCGCCATGAATGCGCGATTGCCGGCATCAACGGCCACGTCTGCGAGGGCCGCATCATCGCCGCGCACGTCCGCATCGGAACGGACGGCGGCGCTCAATCTAAGCCCGGCGACTGCTGGACTATCCCGCTTTGCGAATCGCTGACCGGCGGCGCCCACAAAGAGCACCATCGCGGCGAACGCTCGTTCGAGAAGAAATACGACATCGACACGAAGGCAATGGCCGCCGAGCTGTGGCGCGTGTCGCCCGCGCGCCTGCGCTACGAGGCCAAGATGCGGAGTGCAGGCTAATGCCGCGGAAGATCCTCGTCGCCGATCTGTTCTGCGGTGCCGGCGGCTCCTCAACCGGATGCCGCGATGCGCTCGCCGATCTCGGGCTCGAGATGGAATTGGTGTGTGTCAATCACTGGGGCGTCGCCATAGAGACGCACAGGCGCAACCATCCCCACGCTCGGCACTATTGCCAGGACATCGCAACGGTGCGGCCGAGTGAGGTCGTTCCCGAAGGCTATCTCGATTTGCTCCTGGCGAGCCCGTCGTGCACGCATCACTCCGCGGCGCGCGGGGGAAAGCCGACCAGCGATCAGCAGCGCTCCGACCCTTGGCACATCATTACCTGGCTCACCGAGCTCCGGGTGAAGCGGCTCATTGTCGAGAACGTGCCCGAATACGTCTCATGGGGGCCGGTCGATCCTCGCACGCAGCGCCCGATCAAGAGCCGCAAGGGCGAATACTTCAACGCCTGGGTGAATGCGATCCGCGCTCTTGGCGGAGTGTGGGAGCACCGCATCCTCAATGCCGCGGATTATGGCGACGCAACGACACGGAGACGCTTCATCGGTCAGGCGCGGTTCGACGGCAAGCCGATCTCGTGGCCGCAGCCGACCCACTTCAAGCGCCAAGAGGGCGTTACGCTCTTCCCCGGCTCGCAGACGTGGCGCGCGGCGCGCGAAATCATCGACTGGAGCATTAAGGGCAATTCGATCTTCGGCCGGAAAAAGCCGCTTTCGGCAAACACGCTGCGCCGCATCTACGCTGGCGCCGTCAAGTTCAGGTGGCCCGACCCATTCCTTGTGATCCTGCGCAACCACATGGAGGCGCAAAGCGTCGAGCTTCCCGTTCCCGCGATCACGGCGAGCGGGACGCATATCGGCCTCGCGCAGCCGGTCATCCTTTCGCAGCACAATTCGGGCGCTCCGCGCGGTGCCTCCGACCCACTCCCGACGATCACAACCGGGGGCGCCGCGGCGCCGGATCATCCCGGGTGTGCCCGTCCGATGCTTGTCGAGCCCTTTATGCTCTCGCGGCAGGGCGGCGGGGTGGCGCGCGGCATCGATGAGCCAACGCCGACGCAGGTTGCCAAGCATTCTCACGCCCTGATCGCGCCTTACTACGGAAGCGGCTCGGGTGAGACGTGCACGAGCACAGATGATCCACTCCCGACCGCAACCGCGAAAGCCCGCTTTGGCATGGTGACTCCGATCACGCATGCCGATGGCGGAGCCGATCGGTCGCGCGACGTGGACGCCGACCCGCTGCACACCATCACCACCGCCCATCGGGGCGAGATTGCCTTCATCACCGCATCCTTCGGCGAGCGAGAAGGTCAGGCGCCTCGCGTGCACGACATCGCAAATCCGACCCCGACGATTCCCGCAAAGGGCCGCATCAACTTGGCCGAGCCCGGCGAAGGCTACGACATCCTGTTCCGCATGCTCGAGCCCCACGAGCTGGCGGCGGCGATGAGCTTGGACGACTACGAGTTCGCTGGAACCAAGACCGAGAAGGTGAAGCAGATCGGGAACGCGGTCCCGCGTCGGCTCTCCAAGGCTCTCTGTGGCGCCGCTCTCAGCGATGCCGCGCCGCGCACAAAACCGGCGGACCAGCGCAAGCGGGAGGTCGCATGACCGACTCCGCGCTCCCCGATCTTCTGACCTACCGCGATCGCTATCCGGATGCGCCGGGCTTCAAGCGCTGCGGCACGAGCGAAGACGCCGCGCGATCGGTGAGGCGGCGGGCTGAGGTTTTGCGCGTCCTCGTTCTCGATCAAGTCACTAAGGCGGGCGACTACGGCATCACCGCCGACGAATGCGCCACTGCTCTTGAGGAGGACGATCTGAGTGTGCGTCCGCGTTTCAGCGAATTGTCGGACGACCGCAACGGCCGCACTCCAAAGATCAAGGACTCCCACCGCACCCGCATGGGCAAGCGTGGCAAGGCGATCACGGTATGGGTGCTGGCGTGACGTGGAGGGGCATCATCATCGGCGAGCCCGCGAGCAAGGCGAATCAGCGCCAACTCGTCACCATCAAAGGGCGCCCCGCGTTCATTAAATCGAAGAAGGCGCGGAATTATGCCGCCGACGTCGCGCGGCAAATCCGACCGCTGCGCCCATTGCTAACCGGCCCGCTGCGCCTCACGGCCACCATCCACTATGCGACCGAGCGGCCCGACCTCGACCCATCCATCATCCTCGATGCGCTCCAGGGCTTGGTCTACAGCAACGACCGCCAAGTGCGCGAGATGCACCTGTTCCACGCCATCGATCGGCGCAACCCACGCGCGGAAATCGTCATTGAGCCCATCGGAGAACCAGGCGCGCTGGTCAAGGGAGCGGCGGCGTGACGGTTCGGATCCTGATCGGCGACGTCCGTCAGCGCCTTCGTGAATTGCCCGACGAGTCGGTTCATTGCGTCGTCACCAGCCCGCCGTACTGGGGGCTGCGGGACTATGGAACCGCGACTTGGGTAGGCGGCGATCCAGCCTGTGATCATCGTTCTCCCACCATGCGCGAAGGGCGGAACGAACAGCGCGCCACGCTCGCGGGCAGCGCGGCGACCAATCACGACCAGCTTATCAACATGGTCAAGGCCGGGTTGTGCGGTAAGTGCGGCGCCCGCCGCGTCGATCTGCAGCTCGGTCTGGAGCCGACTGTGAACGATCACATCGCCGTCATGGTCGAGGTATTCCGCGAGGTGCGCCGCGTTCTCCGCAAGGACGGGACTCTCTGGCTCAACTACGGCGACTGCTACGCGACGAGCCCGAATGGCCGTAGCGCCGCCGATACTAAAGCGGCGGGAAACGATGACCGTACGTTCCGCGACAAGCCGTTCTCGACCATCGGCGGGGTGCTGAAGGCGAAAGACCTTGGCATGATCCCCAATCGGCTCGCCATCGCTCTTCAAGAGGATGGCTGGTGGGTGCGCAGCGAGATCATCTGGCACAAGCCGAACCCGATGCCGGAGAGCATCAAGGACCGGCCCGCAACGTCGCACGAGAAGGTTTTCCTTCTGGCGAAGTCGGAGCGGTATTTCTACGACGGCGATGCGGTGCGGGAGCCAATGGCTGCAGCCAGCGTTTCGCGGCTCGCGCAGGACGTCGAGAATCAGGCAGGCTCCGCGCGAGCGAATGGTGGACGCAAAACGGACGGCCCCATGAAAGCCGTCGCCAAGGGGAACGCAAAGACGTTCCGTGGCGGCATCTATACGGGTGGCAAGCAGTTCGACAATGACGCGCCGATGGTGCGCGACAGCCACGGCAACCAGCCGAATACAACCGAGAGTCGCAACCTCCGCAACGTCTGGACGATTCCCACCGCCTCGTTCTCCGAAGCGCACTTCGCCACGTTCCCTCCGGCTCTAGCCGAGACGTGCATCAAGGCTGGCTGCCCTCAGGGCGGGACAGTCTTGGATCCCTTCGGCGGCGCCGGCACCACGGGACTCGTTGCTGATCGCCTTGGCCGCAACGCCATCCTGATCGAACTCAACCCCGAATACGCCGAGATCGCCCGCAAGCGCATTGAGGGTGACGCGGGCATGTTCGCCAAATGTGAGGTGGCCGCATGACCCCCGCCGACCTCCTCACCTGGGCCCGCCGCACCGAGAACGCCACCGGCCAGCCCGCCGACGAATTGTTGGCCGCGCATTTGGCCGAAGCCCTGAAGGGCTGCTCGGTCGCTTTCCTGCGATCCCACGCGATCCTGAACGGACTCAGGAACGCCGAGCTGCCGAAGCTGAAATTGGATACCGAGGAGCCGGTTAGCTAAATGCCGATCGTCTATTCCGCCCAGGCTCTACGTCAGCCCTATGTGCCGCCGGCACCGAAGATCGAAGCGCCGAAGCCGCGCTCCGTGGAGAGGCCTAAGCCGAAGGACCGCCGGTTGAAAGTCACCGACGCGACACTCGCCACCATCCGCGCGATGTGGGGCAAGCCTTTGGCTGAGATCGCCGAGGCGACCGGAATCACCTCGAATTACGTCTCCACGCTCGCCAAGCGCCTCAAGCTGCCGAGCCGCAAGCGCGTTGCCCGCAAAGTCGGCATTCAGGAAAGCGAGCGCGACAAGGCGCTCCGCAGGCTTTGGCGCCGCGGTGATCTGACCACGAAGGAAAAGGCGCTGCTCGCCGGATTCAAGAGCGCGTCAGGAGCGCGTCGCCGCGCACGGCAGATTGGGCTGGCCCGCGCATGAGAAGCGATCGCGTCGAGCGCGAGCGCATCATCCTGGCCCTGAAAGCCCGCCGACAGGCGCTCGGGCTGAGCCAGGACACGCTCGAGAAGCAGACGCATTGCGGAAACGCGGCGATCGGCCGCTACGAGCGCGGAGAGACGACGCCGACGCTCGGGCTGCTGATCCGCTGGGCGCGGGCATTGGACATGAGGATCACGGTGGGGGACGCGCAATGAGGGCATACGGGAAGATCGAGACGGCGATTTGGCAGAGCCCGAAGTTCCGGGCCGTGTCGGAGCGCGGTCAGCGTCTTTTCTTCTATGTCGTCGCATGCCCGCACGGAAACGCGGTCGGCTGCTTCGTGCTGCCGATAGGCTATGCGACGGCCGACCTCGGATGGGATGTAAAGACGGTTTCAGAAACCATTACTGAAACCGTTTCGAAAGGGTTAATCGAGCGCGATGAGCGAACCGGCCTGACGTGGATCAGGGGCTGGTGGGGCCACAACACGATTGAGAATCCGAACGTCGCCAAGGCTGCGGCGCGATCGGTGCTTTCTCTCCCGCACAAAAGCCCCGTGTATTCAGCATTTATCGCCGATCTCGACGCGCACAAAGAACAGTTCAAGCCGAGCGTTTGGGAAGCCTTTCGAAACGGTTTGCCAAACCCTATCGAAACTAAAGAACCTGAACCTGAACCTGAACCGGAGCCTAAACCAGAGCCGGAACCTGATGGGGCGCAAACAGCGCCGCCTCCGGCGTCGCCCGCTCCGACCCTGCCGGTTATTCCCGATCCGCTGAAAACCGACGACGAACTCGCGGACGAAGCTCCGGCCGCGCTGGTAGCGAAACGCGGCTCACGCCTGCCGATCGACTGGATGCCATCTGCCGACGACATCGCGTTCTGCCGAACGCAGCGGCCAGACTTGGATCCGGGCGCTGTGGCCGACGAGTTCCGCGATTACTGGATCGCCAAGGCCGGTCAGGCGGGCGTGAAACTCGATTGGTCCGCGACGTGGCGGAACTGGGTACGCCGGCAGCATGCCGCCAAGCGAGCGAACGGCCAGTCCCGCACCATGCAGGCGCTGGATGATCTCGAGCGGAGGTTCGCATCGTGAGCAACGACCTGACCGAAACCACGAATCAGGCGTTGTCGCCGTTCGTCCGTGGCTGCGGGCTCGAGACCGCCACCAAACTCGCCCGTGCGCTGATCGGGAGCTACCCCAAGGAACCGCACGAGCCGGAGATTTACACCCGCGGCATCGTGTCGGTTCTGGCCGAGCAGCCCGCAGACATCGCAAAGCGCGCCGTGGATCGTGTGACCCGCTCGTGCCGGTTCCTGCCGACGCGGGCCGATCTCTGCGATGCGATCACGGCCATTCGCGAGGAAGGCGCTGCGGGCCGAGCCATCCAAGCCAGCATCGCCGAGCAGGAGCGACGCCGGGAGCGCGCCGCCGCGCAGGATGCGCAGCTTGAGGCCGAACGCAAAGCCTTCCGCGAGCGCCTCGGCGCGGCACACGACGATTTCATGAACATCCCCTGGCAGCGGCGCTATGCGGGCTCGCCCGAGGAGTTTCTTGCTGGATGGACCGCTGCCAAGGACAAGGCCGCCTTCTGCGAATCCTGGGGCCGGCGTGAGGAGAGCGCGGCATGAGCCCGGATTTGGAGAAGGCCATCGGCGCGTTCACCGAAATCATAAGTCGCGACTTCACTGCCGCTGCACTGATGGGCACCGACAACCTGATGGCGAACGTGCGCGGTGAGCTCCACGAGCGCCTCGACGGCATCCTCGACCTGATGCAGAAGCACGGTGCCGAGATTCGCAGGGGGTTCGAGAAATGACCGACACACCCCACGGCTGGCTCGTGATCCAGTGCAAGGGCGGATGGGAGCCGAAGGCGCGGCGCGAGCTCATCAAGCGCGGCTTCCGGGTGTGGCTGCCGTTCGAGCATCACCAGCGGATGAACCGGGGCACGCCGACGATCCGCAAGGAGCCCGCGTTTCCCGGCTACCTGTTCATCGCCAAGCTGCCGGGCGTATCGCTGGAGGATATCGGCATCCACGCCATCCGCTCCACACGCGGCGTTCTCGATGTGCTGGGCTACGCCAGCGGCAATGGGCAATGGACCCCGGCCATGCTCGGTCATCCCGACGTCATCGAAGTCCGCAAGCACCTATGGCGCCGCTGGCATCAATTCCGCCAGCAGATCACGGCAGGCAGCAAGCCCCGTCGGTTCGAGCCCGGAACCGAGGCCGAGATCATCACCGGCCCGTTCGCAGGTCGCAAAGGCACCATAGCCCGTCTATTCGTGGTGTCTCCCAAGGAGCGCATTACGCTTCTGATTGACATTTGCGGAGGACGTGTGCCATTAGTGGTGCCAGCCGCTCACGTCGCACAAACCGCGACGATCATGGGCGGCGGTAGCGTCTCTAAGCGACGCCAATCCTCCGGGGATTGTATACTTGACGGAAGTCAAGTATATAATCGCCAATCCTCCCGATGACCGATCCCTATTACCTGTCGCCCGAATGGCGCGCCCTTCGACTCGCCTGCCTGAGGCGCGACGGGTTCAGGTGCTACGTGACCGGTTGCCGTAACAAGGCCGTGGTCGCCGATCACATCAAGTCCCGCCGTGATGGCGGACCCGACACGCTCGCCAACCTCCGAAGCGTCTGCCTTACCCATGATGCGCAGACGAAGGAACGACCGAGCGGCGGCAGACGGAACGACGGGAAAGCCTACGTCACCGGCTGCGATGCTCAAGGTCGCCCGCTAGACCCACTCCATCCCTGGCATCCCCGCCAAGCCCATTAGAGCGCGCCTGAGTGGCGGAATAGACGGCGGCGCTCCGGTGCCGTGGCGATGTGGCGCGATGGCGTGACGGCCGCGTGAGACCCCCACCGGGGGTCGAAATCTTCACAGGTTTGGGGCCTTGAACCGTTGGGGGCCGCCGTTCGCACCGAGAGCAAAATAAATCACTGACCCTCATCGATTAAATGATGGTCCCTGCTGAGAGGTAACGCCATGCGCGGCCGCAAACCTGCGCCGGCCGTCGTGGTTTCCGGTCCTTGGGCTGGCTCGGCGGATGAAAAACCGGACGCGAATCAGCCCGATTGGGCGGAAAGCTATGACGGCAGCCCCGAGGAGTGGGGCCCGCGGCGCGCGAAGATCGCTGAAAAGCGATTCGCCGCTCTCGTGGCGAGCATGACCGCCAAGGGCACGCTCGATCAGGACAACCTGGCTCTGGTCGAGATGGCGGCTGGGGCCTACGCCGACTGGAAACTCGCTGAGGCGCACGTCAACCGCTTCGGCCCGATCGTTCCGGCACCCAATTCGGGCACGCCGATGAAAAACCCGTTCAAGACGCTCGCCGACGGTGCGTTTAAGCGGATGACCCAGGCCGAGGATCGCCTAGGCATCCCGCCTGTGGAACGCGGACGCGCCACGAAGGCCGGCGGCAAGGGCAAGAAAGCGAATGCCGCCGACGCCTACCTCAAAAACCCGCCCGCGTGGGCGCCGAGCGCGAAAAAGCAGTAGCGGAACCCGCAAGCAGGCGCTCGATCCGGTTACGCAATGGGCGCGCGATGCGGTCGACGGCAAGTTCGTCGTCGGTGAGCTGGTCCGACACGCTGCGGAACGTCACCTCCGCGACCTAAAGGACGGTTCCAAGCGCGGATTGCATTGGGTGCCGGAGCGTGCGGCGCACGCCTTGGGGTTTTTCCCTGCGGTCCTGCCGATTACGGCGGGGTCGATGGCCGGGGAGCCCTTCAATCCGCTGCCGTGGCACGTTTTCACGGCGGGGTCGCTGTTCGGATGGCGCCTTGCGTCCGGTCGCATGCGTTTCCGGTCGGGCTGGCTCGAAACCGGCAAAGGGCAGGCGAAGAGCCCGCTCATGGCCGCGATCGGGCTCTACATGATGGGCTACTACGGGATCGCCCGGTCGGAAGTGTTCTCGATCGGTCAGGACCGGGCCACGGCGAACGTGCTGTTCAAGGATGCGGTGGCGATGTGCCGCGCGCCGATCCCCGGGCAGGACGACGTTCCCGAGGAGGAGCGCGAGACGCTCCTCAGCCGCGGTCAGGTGGTGATCCGGGGCGAGCTCGACAACGCTTGGAAGATTGAGCACCCGGCGACGGGATCGAAATTCCAGTCACTGGCGAACGGCGAGGCGATTTCCGGACCGCGCCCCGCCGCGGTGCTGGCGGACGAGATCCACGAGTTCAAGTCGAACTACTCGATCGAGACGTGGAAGCGAGCAATCGCCAAGATGCCGGGGGATGCCTTGATGCTCCTCGGCACGAACACGCCGGCGACAACGCAGATCGTCGGCACTGACTACTCGGAATTTTATCAGAAGGTCGCCAAGGGCGAGGTTGTCGACGACGAGGCGTTCGCGTTCATCGCCCGCGTCGATAAAGCCGACCGCGAGACGATCTTCGAGAACGAGAAGGCGTGGCCCAAGGCGCTTCCTGCGCTGGGCATAACCTTCCCGGTCGAGAACATCCGAGGCGAGGTCAACACCGCCCGCGTGCTGCTCTCCACCGCCATGTCGGTGAAGCGACTCTACTTCGGCATCCCGGTTGGATCCGTCGATTTCTGGATTGCCGAGGAGGCGTGGTCGGCGGTTCAAGGAACGGTCGACGTCGAGAAATTGAAGGGCTGCAAGTGCTGGCTCTCGCTCGATCTGTCGCAAAAGAACGATTTGACGGCCCTGACTGCGGTTTGGGTCGACGCCGACGGGCATCTGTGGGTCAAGACTTGGTACTGGACGACGAAAGCCGGTCTCGAGGACCGCGCGAAGGCCGATAACGCGCCCTATCCGCTGTGGGTCGAGCAAGGCCATCTGAACGCTGTCCCCGGGGCTGTGATCGACAAGAGTTTCGTTGCCGCGGAAGTGGCGAAGCTTGTCGCTGAGCATGACGTTCAGTTCCTGGCCTTCGATCCGGCCGGAATCGCCGATTTCATCGCCGCGTGTGAGGAAATCGGCCTCGCGGTGTGGAAGTGGGAAGGCCCGGACAAGCCCGAGGGGCAGGGGCTCAAGCTCGTGAGCCACGCCCAGGGCACGAAAGTTCGCTTCGAGGACAAGCAGCTTTGCATGCCGCGCTCGATCGAACGGCTTGAGGATCGAATCCTGCAGGAGACGATCACAATCGACGCTTCGCCCGTCACCTACTCGTGCGCCGCGAACGCCGCGATCACGATAGATGGGCAGAAAAACCGCGCATTCGACAAGAAGCACTCGCGCGGGCGCATAGACGGCATGGTGACGATCGCAATGGCGGTCGGCGCGGCAACCGGAGAACTCGGCGGCGAGGCGCGATCCTTTTGGGATGCGCCGACGGCGGCCTGAACGGGACACGAAAATGCGAAAAATCGCGAAGATTGCCGCGGCCATTCGCCGCGCGCTGCCCGTTCTCCTGTGTGATGCCGCTGGCATCGGCGGTGCCGGGTTGATCGCCTACGGGGCATGGCTCGTTTACGCCCCGGCCGGATTCATAATCGGCGGGATTCTGCTCCTGGCAGGCGCCGTCATGACCGCGCGAGTGGTCGGCTGATGCGTGGTTTGTTCGGAACACTGGCCGGGGCGCCGCGAGCCGATGTGAGCGCGGAAACGATACTCCGGAACCTCTTTGTGCGCCCGTCTAAGTCCGGTGAGAACGTCACCGAGCACACGGCGCTGGAGGTTTCCGCCGTCCTGTGCTGCGCGCGCGTGCTGATGGAGGGCGTGGCTCAGGTTTCGCTTGAGGTCAAGAAGCTCCGCAAGGATGGTGGAGCCGATCCGGCGAAGGATCACCCACTCTACTGGCTGCTCTACCAGCAGCCGAACAAGTGGCAGACGTCGTTCCGCTTCCGCGAAACGTTGATGGCGCACACGGCGCTGAGTGGCAATTTCTTCGCCTACAAAAACGTCGTCCGCGGCGAAATCCGCGAGCTGATCCCATTCCTGCCGGAGTGGGTGACGGTTAAGCAAAATCCCGATTGGTCGCTGACCTACACGGTCCGCGCGCATAACGGCCAGGCTCAGGAGTTCCCGCAGGAGGCGATTTGGCACGTTCGCGGCCCGTCATGGAACTCGTGGATGGGGCTGCGTGCTGTGCATCTCGCGCGGGAATCGATCGGGCTCGCAATGGCATCGGAGTCGACGCAGGCTCGGCTCCACAAGAACAGTTTGCGCTCGAGCGGCGTCTATTCGGTTGAACGAACGCTGACGGACGACCAGCACAAGCGCCTAACGGCGTGGATCGAGAACCATTTGCGGCTCGAGGACGCATTCAAGCCGCTGATCCTCGACAGCTCGGCAAAATTCACGCCGATCACAATGAACGGCGTCGATTCGCAGCACATTGAAACGCGGAAGCTGCAGATCGAGGAGATTTGCCGCCATTTCCGCGTCATGCCGATCATGGTCGGCCTATCGGACAAGACCGCGACGTACGCGAGCGCCGAGCAGATGTTCATTGCGCACGTCGTTCACACGCTGATGCCCTGGTATCAGCGCATCGAGCAGGACATCGAGGTCGGTCTGATGAGCCAGACAGATCGCCGCCTCTATTGCGCTGACTTCGATGAACGCGAACTGATGCGCGGCGCGATGAAGGATCAGGCTGAATACTACTCCAAGGCTCTCGGCGCCGGCGGCTCTCCGGCGTGGCTCACGCCCAACGAAATTCGCCGAGACGTCGGAGAAAACCCGATTCCGGGCGGCGAGGATTTGCCGAAGCCAACCAACGTCCCGGCCCAACAGCCCGCAGGCAACGCACCATGAGTATCCGCAAGCTGCCGACCGTTCAGGCGCGAGACGACCTTCATTCGCTCGATGCGAGCATCATCCCCGGTGCGCTGGATCGCTGGGACGCGGCCGTGCGCGCCGCCGCTGACGGTGGCGCCGACAACGTGATCTCGATCTACGACGTGATCGGCGAGGATCCGTGGACCGGCGGCGGCTTCACGGCGAAGCGCGCCGCAAATGCGCTGCGTTCGATCGGTGCGCGCGATGTGGTCGTGAACATCAACTCGCCCGGCGGTGATCTGTTCGAGGGAATCGCGATCTATAACCAGCTTCGCGAGCATCCGCACAACGTCACGGTTAAGGTCGTTGGCCTTGCGGCCTCGGCTGCCTCAATCATTGCCATGGCGGGCGACAAGGTGGAGGTCGCTAAGTCCGGTTTCGTGATGATCCACAATGCGTGGGTGCTCGCGATGGGCAATCGCCACGATTTGCGCGAGGTCGCCGACACGCTTGAGCCCTTCGATGCCTCGATCCGCAGCATTTACGCCGCGCGGACCGGCATCGATGACAAGACGCTCGCCGACATGATGGATAAGGAAACCTGGCTCACGGGCCAACAGTCCGTCGACCAGGGATTCGCCGATTCGCTCCTTCCGGCCGACATGGTGAAGCAGGACGCCGCGGCTGCTGCCGCCATGGCACCCGTCATCGCGGCACGGAAGATCGACGTCGCGCTCGCGCGCCAGGGCATGCCCCGGTCGCAGCGGCGCGAATTGCTCAAAGAGTTCAAGACCGGCACGCCGAGCGCTGCCGATCCCGCCACGCCGAGCGCTGGCACTGAAG